CGCCGTTCGGATCGCCAGAGGAAGTCATCAACTGCTATCTGCCCGGTACGCTCGTCAGCGGAGCGTTCGTCGCTGGCATTCGATCAGAGTATGCTGGGCCAGCCGTGGAGATTGTAACTCGATCGGGGCAGCGGTTGTCCGTGACCCCCAATCACCCCGTAATGACCGCGCAGGGTTTGCGCCCTGCCGGAACGCTTCGCGCAGGCGATGATCTGCTCGCAGATCGCCGCGTAGTCGAGCCGGGGTGCGGTGCGAAGACTGACGATCAACACGCCCCATCCCGCATCGAGGATGTATTTGACGCGCTTCGGGAACACATCCCGACGCTTCGCCACCATCTGCGCGTCGACGATCTCCACGGCGATGCGCGGCACGTGCAAGGCGAGGTCGAGATTGTACGGCCCGACGGCCTGTTGCTGTTGGACGGGGAATCCGCGCGCGCGGAGTATGGCGGCGATGTCGTCCTCGTGCCGGAACCGATGCGTGAGTCGCTGCATGCGGGTGATAGCGCGCCGGACCTGCACGGAGGGGTCGTCATGGCTGCCTCGCCGAGCCGTCCACGCGGCGCTGAGTTGCTTCTCGATGGCACCCGGCTGCTCGCGGAGACCCGCCCATTTGAGGCGCTCAGCATCGCTCTGCCCGCGCAGCTCGACGCCGCGCTGCTTGAACTTTCGCATCAGCGTGATGCGGACGAGGCCGCTCTCATCACTGATCTGCTTAAGCGACACGCCGCTCTCATAACGACGGATCAAGTCGTCGAGGTTCGGCACTTCGCGTACGCGGGACATGTCTACGATCTCCAGAGCGAGAGTGGACTAATGATAGCACAGGGCATCGTCAATAGCAACTGCCGCTGCACGATGCTCTACCACGACGAAGACTCCTCAGACGAGAGCGACGACTCATGACGCATCACACTGCCCGCGTTCCCGTCTCGACGCATCGCGCGGTCGAGCTCGAGCTCCGCACGACCGATCTCCCCGATGGCATCTGCGGCCGCGTGATGGGGATCGCGCTCACCTACAGCGTCGCGGACGCGTACGGGACCATGTTCGCCCCTGGCTGTCTCGCGCGCACGAAGGCCGAGAAGCTCGCCGCCGGCAAGGTGAAGCTGCTCGCCGATCACGAGGGCGTGACCGGCTGCCACGTCGGCGTCGTGCGCACGCTCGAGACGGTGGGCGATTCGGAGCTCATGAGCGCCGACATCTTCGATACCGCGGCCGGCCGTGACGCACTCGAGTACGTAAAGGCCGTCGTCGCGTCGAAAGCATTCACCGGGCTCTCCATCGGATTCTACGATCGCAAGAGCGAGTGGCGACCGACCGACACGCCGATCGAGACCGCCTGGGGCACGACGCGCGACAGCGTGCTCGTGTACACAGAGTGCGAGCTCGATGAAGTCTCGCTCACGCCGTCGCCGGCGGTACCAGGCGCGGAAGTGACAGGCACACGCAGGGCGAGCGACAAGCGCGAGATCCTGCGCAAGGCGTTCGGCACGATCGTGGACCAGCTGCCGGACGAGGAAGTGCGAACGCTCTTCGTCGCGAAGTACGGCGAGCCGCCCACGAAGGAGGAGACCGCCGGTACGAAGGAGCCGCGTGCGCACACGGCCCGCGCCGGCGACAAGAACCAGAAGAGCACCACCAGCACCACAGCTGCAGACGACGCCTCGAAGGTGGATAGCTCCGGAGCGCCGGCGAAAGTGATACCGCCGGCAACACCGAGCAACGCCCCAGCGGAGGATAGGAACGCGGCGGCCACAAGCATCGCGACCATGGACGAGCGCATGCGCGCCGTCCGCCAATCCTACCGAATTCACTGAGGCCCACGCAGATGGCACTACAACAGAAGAGCCGCGCCGCGCTCGACTTCCGCGCGAAAGCGGAAGCGATTCGCGCCGAGCTGCTCGACGACACGAAGACGTTCACGAAGGACGAGGTCGAGCAGAAGTCGAATGAGATGGCCGCGCTCGAGACGCGCGCCGCGCTCGTCGCGGGATTCACGCCGCAGGAAGAGATCAACGATCAGGGCGGCGATGAGGCACTCCGTCGCAGCAATATCGAGAACGAGAACGCCGACGAGGACGTGAAGGACTACGCCGGCCAGATGGAGCAGCTGTCGAAGAAGGTCCGGAAGGCATTCGGCGGGCCGAACGCGTACCTGCTCGCGCTCGCGCGCCGGCACGTGCAGCCGCTCTCGAACGAGCAGGAGAAGATCGAGAAGCAGGTGCAGGGGCTGTATCACCGCTCCACGATCGTCGGCGCGTCGGGCGATGCATCGGGCGGCGAGTTCCTCCTGCCGCTGCAGCAGGTGAACGAGATCTTCAGCATCGAGAACACGCAGCCAGGCGTGCTGCAGTTCGCACGGCAGTACCCGGTCAGCGGCCGCACGCTGCGTATTCCGTACGCGGTGCAGACCGACGTCACGAAGACGCGCCCCATGGCCGGTATCGCGGCGGTGAGCATCGTGAACGAAGCCGCCGACATCCCCGAGGTCGAGCCCGCGTTCGGTCAGCGCGTGCTCACCGTGTACAACTGGAAGGCCTACACGGAGCTCGGCGACGAGACGCTCGTCGACGACTTCACCGGGCAACTCGCGTCGACCGTGCAGCGCATGGTCGGTGGCCAGGTCATGAACGAGATGAACGGCTACATGACGCTCGATGGAAACGGCACGGCGCAGCCGACGGCCGCGCTGTACACGAGCAACGGCGCGCTCATCAAGGTGCCGCGCATCACTGCCAACACGATCACGATCGACGACGTGTTCGCGATGTTCTCGAAACACACGTTCACGAACAACAGCCGGTGGCTCATCAACCGCACCGCGCTTCCCGCGTTGCTTTCGCTGAAGCTGAGCGGCAACACGCTCGTGACGTTCCTCACGGGGCTGCAGGGCGCGCCCCAGATGTCGCTCCTCGGCATTCCGATCGTCATGAGCGACTTCATGAACGCCATCGGCGCCGAGTCCGACTTCGCGCTCGTGAACGGCGACTTCTACGCAGTTGCGATCCGTCAGCAGCTCACCGTGGAATCTTCGATTCACTACAAGTTCAAGAACGATCTGACCGCGTACCGCTTCAAGGCGCGCGGCGGCGGGATTCCGATCCCGACGGCGCCGTACGCGTACAAGTCGACGGGGAGCGCGCTGATCGCGGCGCACAGCCCACTCGTCACGCTCGACGACGTGGTGGCGAGCTAACCGACCCGGTTCGGTGAGCCACACCCAGAGACCGTTGGTCGCTTAACCGCGCCGACGTAACGAACTGGGAGCAGTCCGGAGTGGGGAGTCGCCGTTGAGGGCACTCACAGCCGGCGGATGCGGGGGCGGTGCCCGCCGACTGCTTTGAAATCTTCTATACACGACGCGCGTGTGATGTAAAAAATCGCGCGAATTCTTTACACGAGGGCCATGCGAGTTCGGACGTTGCAGCGGCATAAGACAGTAGACGGCGTGGTGCACCAGGCCGGCGAGGAGTATGAGTGCGATGCCGATCTGGCTGCGCGCTCGGCCGCGCGTGGGCTCGTGCATGTGCCCGAGTACTCAAAGGAGTTCAATGTCGATTGGTGGGGCATGCCAGGGCGCCTCCTCGACACGCTCGGCGATGATGCCGAGGCCGTGTTCGCGACTGAGCGGACGCCTGGCGCCATCACGATCCTCGCGGGCACGACGTACGATCCCGGCTCGAGCGCGTTCCGGCTGCACACGGCGATCAATCAGTGCTCACCGCACGCGTCGATCTTCGCACGCTACGGCAACAACAATCCGCACTGCGACCTCCGCCAGCTCGACATCTTGGGCGACGCCGCACTCGTGCGTGCCGCGATGGAGCTCGCCGCAGTCGTGCATTGCCACATGGACTGGTCGCTGCTCGAGCTCGTCGGCGTGCAGTGGAAGGGCGTGCTCGTGCACCACTACCACGGCTCGCTCGGCACCACGCGGAACGAGAAGGCGCTCGTCGACAACGCGCGCGACGAGGAGCTCGACGCGCTGCAGGTCGGCGCTCGGCTCTACCACCTGCAGTTCTCCGATCGCATGGAGTGGTTGCCGATCGCGATCCCCGTCGATCGCTACGCGCGCCTGGCTGCAGCGACGAAGCGATCGGAGAAGGTGTTCCGCGTCGCGCATTCGCCGACCGTGCGCCGGCTCAAGGGCACGGAGGTCTTTCTCGAGGTGTGCTCCCAGCTGCGCGCGAAGGGGATCCCCGTCGAGCCGGTGTTGATCGAGAACATGAGCCACCACGACGCGCTCGTGGCGAAGGCTGCCTGTGACGCGACGTTCGATTCCTTCTGGCTCGGGATCCAGGGATCTGGGCTCGAGGGCGCGGCGATGGGCCAGCCCGTGATCGCCGGCGACTTCGACGCGTGCGCGGCGTACGTGCAGCACGTGGGCGCGTGCCCGTACACGTTCGCCAATGACGCCGACTCGCTGTCGGAGATGCTCTCGGTGCTCGCCCAGGATACCGTGTTCCGCGAAGAAGAGGCTGCGCGCGTCGGCGCGTACGCGCGCGAGTACCACGACTACCCCGCCGTGGCGCGCCGCTACAGCGAGATCCTGCAGGCCCGCATTCCGGAGATCGCTGTGCCCGATGTCCCCACGCGAGAGCCGCTCATCACGCACGAGCCGCCGCCGGCGAAGACGCCCACGCCGGAACCGAAGACCACCCCCACGAAGCCGCCGAAGCGCACACCGCGCCGCAAGCCGCCGGAGACACGCTGATGGCGCTCCCTACCCTCGCGGATCTCAAGGGCTATCTCCGCGTCGACGGCACCGCCGAAGACACCGTGCTCACCATGATCCTCGCGAGCGCGACCGCGAAGTGCGCCGCGTACCTCGAGCGGCCGTTCGTCGCGATCCTCATGACGTTCGTGGATCCCGCGCAGACGATGGTCGCCTATGGCCGGATCACGGAGCTCGTGATTCCCATGTGGCCGGTGCACAAGGGCCGCGCGGCAGATCCCGACGCAGATCCTCCGGTCACGCTGATCCCGGCGCCCGTGATCACCGATCAGGATGACGCTGTTGTCGACGCCGCGACGTACCGCGTCGACTCGCGGAGCGGCCGCTTCATCGCGCTCACGGGTGACACGTTCGCCAACGGCCCGTACACGATCAGCTGCTACATCGGCCTCTCGGCGTTTCCCGAATACTCGACGGCGATCGAGCCGGTGATCGCCCAGGCGATCATGGATACGGCGAGCGATCTCTACTCGAATCGCTCGCCCGGCGCCTCGAGCGAGACCGCCGGCGGCGGCGCGTCGACGCAATGGCGGGATCCGGGACCGAGCGGCCTCCCCGCGCGCGCAAAGGCCGCGCTCGATCAGTACAAGCCGATCGGAATCGCATGACGCTCAGTCTTAGGAACCAGCGCGTTCGACTGTTCGTCGCCGAAGAGATCGGGACGAATGGCTTCCCGCGCAAGCGCTATCGCGCGATCGCGGACGCCTGGGCGCGCGTGGAGCCGCCGACGGGTCGCGACCTCGAGCGTTTCGAGGGCACGTCGCATGTGATCAACGCAGTGATCACGCTGCACAAGGATGCACCGGTGAGCGAAGGTGGCATGATCCGCGTGCTCCCGGGCGACGACGGCATGCAGGACTACCGCATCGCCTCGATCCTGCCGCGCCGCATGACGTACGAGCAGCACGTGTACGCGAGCTCGATGTTCCAGAACGAAGAGCCGCACGAGATCGATGACGCAGATCTCGTCCCAGTGACGCGGTATTCGGTCACGCCTATCGGGCCACAACACGTCATGGTCGGCAGCGACACACAGCTCGTAGTCGTGCCGGAGGACACCGACGGCAACCCGCTCGTCGGGCGCACCTTGGCGTATAGCAGCACCACGGAACACGCGACGGTCGATGAGAACGGCCTCGTGCACGCGGTCTCTGCCGGCTTCGCGCTGATCAATATCCTCTGTGAAGCGAGCGGCACCTCGATCGCATTCAACGTCTCCGCCGCCGTCGCGCGAATCGTCGTGACGCCGCCGACGTTCTCGCTGGCGATCGGCGCGACGCAGCAGCTGACCGTCACGCTCTACGATGCCGATGACAATGTGTTGACCGGGCGCGTGGTGACGATCGAGAGCGCGGACGAAGAGATCGCGACGGTCGACGACGATGCCCTCGTGACCGGCGTCGCCGGCGGCGAGGTCGCGATCGTGGTCGCATGTGAAGGAGTGACGACGGCGGTCGTCGCGACGGTTGTCGCCGAAGCGGCAGTCGCACTCGTGATCATCTCGCCGACGGACTTCAGTCTCAACCTCGGCGCGACGCAGCAGCTCACGATCGTGACGAAGGATGCGCAGGGCAACGTGCTCACGGGCCGCGCGGTCACGTTCCAGAGCACGGCGTCATCGAAGGTCGCGGTGAGTTCGTCCGGGCTCGTCACGGCATCGGCGTCGAACGCAGGTGTCGCGGCGATCATCGCCACGTCTGAGGGCGTGAGCTCCGCGATCGCAGTGGCGAGCGTCGATCCGTATGCCCCCTACACCGCGTTCGATTCGGTCACGCGTGGAAACAGCACCAGCTCGCTCGGAACTGCGACGGAGAAGGGCGGCGCATGGACGGTGCTCCTCGGAGTCGGAGGAGTCTCTGGCGGGAAGCTCTACGCCGTCACCGCTCCGATGCGCGCGAAACTCGGCACCATGCCCGGCGGCAACGGAACGGTGCAGGCTGATTGCGTCACCGCCGACTGGGTGAATAACAATCCGGCGCTGCTGTTCCGCATGACGGACAAAGACAACAACCTCGTCATCACGTTCACGAGCACGACGAACGGCGCCATTCGCTACCGCATTGCCGGCGCGCTGACGGCGTTCGTCACCTTCAATCCAGCTCTGACAAACAGCGTACCCGCGACGGTGAAGGTCATCGCCGCCGGAGCCACGGTGATCATACTCGTCAACGGCGTGCTGAAGTTGGCGACGACGCTCACGGGTTCCGCGCTGACACCGAGTGGCACCAATGCTGGCTTCTCGATCGAGTCGACGAGTCCCGCGACAACGAACATCGACAACTATCAGGTGACGGCGTGAGTCGTTTCTACACTGTCCCGGGGACCGGCACGGGCACGGACGAAGACTGCTTTCGACCAGCGGTCCCTGACGAGACGCTCTACGTCGGCTACCCGCGCGCGAGTGATGGACTCTTTCTGCTCGCGACCGATGCCGATCTCTCAGGCGTTCCCGGCGTCACGGAGCTGACGGACAGCGCCATCGACGCAGCGTGCGCCGCGTGGGGGATCGATCGCGATGCGCTCCAATGACCACGGCGCAGTGGTCTTCGCCGATCGGCGGCGTCGCGGCGCTGATGCGGAAGCATCGCGCGGCGCAGCAGGCCGGGCTCAAGGCGTCCGCCTACATCGTCTACAACGCCGTCAAGCGCGGCCTGCAGGGCGGCTACACAACCGGCGACTTCACAGTCGGCAACGTGATCAACTCCGTCACGATCTCGCAGATCTTCGAGGATGCCGGAGTCTTCGGCGTGCGCGTGGGGACGAACGTCCCGTACGCTCTGTATTGGGAGCTCGGCTTTATGTCGACGTGGTCCGGCCACTTCGAACGAGTAGAAGTCTGGCGGCCCGCGCTCGTGGAAACTCGCGAGGAACAAGCAGCCGCGTATGCGAGAGCCTACAAGCGATCGATGTTAGGTCAGGGCGCGGAGGCGGCTGAATGACCACGCTTACGCGCGTTGTACGCGCGCTGCCATGCCTTCCGCTTCTCGCGATGCCGGTCGTAATACTCGTTTGCGCGACGGTTACGACACGCCACGCAGTGGCGATGACCGCGCGCGTCTACCCACACATTGTCGCTGGCGAGCTCGTGCCCGTGAATGCAATGCGTCTGAGCTGCCTGTCGCGCGGAAGGACTCTCGCCTCGCAGGATGTTGAGCTGGTGCGAGACCGGCTCGAGGTGCAGCGGGTTGCAGCACGCGCGCACGCGACAGAGGTGGTCAAGCTCAAGGCCCTCGGGCACAGGTCCGACGAGCAGGCGGTAGGCCGCGCTATGCGCTTCCATGCGCTGTCCGTCAAACGTGGCGTTCCCGTATCCCGTCTTCGTGTTGCAATAGCCGGGATAGATCCAGCACTCGTCGACGCGATGCACCATGCGACCGAGAAGCCGGAAAAGAATCGTGACCGATCCGCGCGCGGGCATCCCACAGGATACCGCGTATGAGCGGCACACGCACTACGACAGAACTTTACGGACTCCTCCGTGATGACGCCTGCGCGTTCGTTGACGCCAACGGCGACTCTCTCACGTCGCTCGCCGTCCCGTTCTACCAGATCACGGCGCCGTCGCAGCTCGATTGGACGAAGCCGTACGTCGTCGCGCGCCTCATGAATCGCATCACCGGCGGCGAATCGCACGGGCAGCGCGAGGTTGCCTCGCTCGAGCTCCAGGCATTCGGTCGCCCGCGCGGTGTCATGGCGCAACGGGTCGAGCAAGTCGGCGACATCCTCGACGGCTGGCTGCTCCAATACCGAAATGCGACAGCAGGCTTGGTGTTCTCGAAGGGGCGATCACGGGACACGCTCCCGCCGTTCGCCGACCCCGCGGATCGAGAAGTCTATCAGATCCGCATCGTGGCCTCACTCGTCGTGTGGCCACAGCTACTCACGCAGTATCTCTCAACCGGAGCCGCACCATGATCACGGGCTACACGAATGCGCTTCCCTCGGACTGCCTGCTCGACGCGGGTGTGCTGTTCGTGGGAGCCAACCCCATCGGCGCGTCGCGAGGCGGGCTGAAGTTCGATCCGAAGAAGATGACGAAACAAATCGAGTTCGACGGCAAGCGCTCCGACATCGCTGGCAACGACCGGACGACGAAGTTCGAAGCGTCGATCGTGGGCAAGTTCTTCCAGTTCAACGCCGCACAGCTCGTCGAGCTCGAGCCCGACGTCGAGAGTGCCAGTGCCACGGGCGTCATGACGTTCACGCCAAAGGTGGCGGGCGTGCTGTACTCGCAGGGCGCCTACCTCTCGAACGTGCGCCTCTTCTTCGAGCGCGCGGGATCCACCGAAGACGCACCGCTCTACGCGGCCGCGTTCTTCCCGAAGGCGCTCTGCGCGAAATACGATCTGGTCGGGAAGGACAACGACGAAGCGGAGATCTCGATGGACTTCGCGGCCCGCCTCGACATGAGTGTCGACGGTGCGAAGATCAACGATCCGCCGTACAAGATCGAGCTGCGCACGACACTGCCCAGCTGATGCCCAAGCCGCGGATTAACCTCGATGCCCTCGCCGGAGATGCCGGCGAGGTGGAGTTCGGCGGCGAGCTCCACGCCGTGCTCCCCATTGATGGCGCCGGCTTTCTGGCGCTCATGGACATCAGTCAGGACTCGATGACCGAAGGCGAGGCGATGCGGGCGATGTTCACGATTGCCAAGCGCTGCGTGCCGACGCTCGCCGACAAGATCGACTCCATGAACCTTCAGCAGATACAGGGGATCATGCAGCTCGCGAAGGGACACGTCGTGGAGGTGGAGCAGCACCCAAAATCAAAGAGGCGGCCGAGCGGAGTCGTGCCGCCGAAAGGAAAGGGCTAGGCCCAGGGCTCCAACCCTACGATCCGAACGCGTACATCCTGCTCACGGTCGCGCGCGCGACGGGACAGAGCGTGCGCGCGGTCGCGTACGAATCGTGGGCGCTCACAATGTGGTCGTTCATCCAGATCCGAGAGATCGAAGAGTTCGAGAAGGTGGCGGCAGAAGGCGATCGACTCGACGCGGCAGGGCTTACCGCCATGGCGTTTCACGAGCCGCAGCGCCTACAGGACGCGGATACGAAGTGGCGTGAGCGCGCGAAGCTCGTCCTCGTGATCAGCGCGAAAGAAGCGATCGAGCGCGGCAAGCGAATGGCGGCCCGGATCCTCAAGGCGAAGGAGATCGAGCCGACGATATACAAGGAGAGCATGGAGAAGCATGTCTGAGCAGCATGTCTGACGGCGGTGGAATCGACGTCTTCGCGTTAGCGCTCAAGCTGACGACGGATGGCGCCGCGGAGATGGAGTCGACGCTCACCAATCTCAACGCGAAGGGTCAGGCCACCGCCGGATCCTTCACGGAGCTGATCGGCACGATCGCGGGCGTCGCCGCTGCGTTCATCCTCCTCCAGAAGGCAAGCGCGTTCCTGAAGGACGCCGTTGCCGACGCGGCGGAAGAGGAACAGGTCTACACGCGAATGGGCGTCGCGGTGAAGAACGCCGGCGAGAACTTCGCTACCGCGAAACCAGCGATCGACTCCATGCTCGAATCGCTGAGCGAGAACTCGACGTACCGCGTCGATCAGCTGGGCGGCGCCTTCACGCGGCTCGTGCAGCTCACGGGCAACGTCGGCGGCTCGATGCAAAAGCTGGCGATTGTCACCGACTTCGCCGCCGGCCGCAATATCGACCTCGAGTCCGCCGCGAATCTCGTCGGCCGCGCCATGAACGGCAACGCCATCATGCTCAATCGCATGCTCGGCCTGCACGGCGACGCGGCGCACGCGCTTGAAATCCTGACCGAGCGCTATCACGGCAACGCTGAAGCAATCGCCGATACGATGGGCGGTGCGCAAGATCAGGCGAACAACGCGATGCACGAGTTCATGGAGGAGATCGGCGGCGTCATCGCGAACGAAGGCGGGCTCAAGGATGCAACGCTCTCGTGGCGCGACGTCCTGAAGGAGGCGACGACGTGGGTCCGCACGCACCGCGAGGCGATCGGCAACGTCGTGCTCGCGTTCATCTCGACCGTGCAGGCGATCGGCGAGGTGGTGGCCGCGATCCGCGTCCCGCTCGTCGGCGCATGGATCCTGATCAACACGGTGATCTACGCGTTCATCGATGTGATCATGACCGTCGGTCCGACGTTCAAGCTCATGGTCGCCGAAGTGCTCGAGGGCGCCGTGAACCTGGCGCAACAGGTCGGCGCCATCGTACCGGGCTTCAACAAGCTCTTCGGCGGCGCGATCGCGAGCGTGAAAAAGACCGCCGATCAGATGAAACTCGACGCGACGACAGCGCTCAAGGCGAACGACGACGCGCTCAAGGACAATCTGAAGTCGCTCTACGCGTACGACGAGACCGAGAAGGTCGTCGTCAACCACATCGCCGATCACACCACGAAGACGAAGCTCGACACGGCTGCGCTCGAGAAGGAGCTCGAGGCGCTCACGAAGCTCGCAGCGTTCCAAGGTCAGACGGTCGGCCAGTGGCTGCAGGAGATCGCCGACTACGACGAGCTCACGAAGCGTGTGAACGCGCACACGATGAGCGTCGAGGAGGAGGCGAAGGCACGCGAGACGCTGGCGAAGGCGGCCGCGCAGTCGCCGCTCCTCGCCGGCCCGCAGGTGCTCGGCATGGGAACGAACGGCGTCAACGAGGTGAAGGCGCTGAACGATCTGCAGCACACGGTCACGACGAGCATCATCAACAACGGGAAGGTGTGGGCGAAGAATCAGAAGGACGCAGCGGCGGCGTACGCGCACTCGGCTGCGGGCGAATGGCAGAAGGCGGCTGACGCCCTCGCCGACAGCATTCAGCAGAACGTTATCACCGACTTCATCAAAGTCGGATCCAACATCGCGGGCACGATCGCCGACAGCATTGGTGCGGGCTTCTCGGGCGGCTTCAAGAGCGCGCTCAAGACCGCCGAGGCGGGGCTCGGCAACATCTTCTCGTCGATGGGCAAGAACATGCTGCTCGCGTCCGCGCCGCTGAAGGCGCTCTCCGCTGCGATGCACAATCCGATCACTGGCGGATGGGCGATGGCGGCCGCGGGACTCATCCTCATGGCGCTCGGCTCGACCCTTGGCGCGATCGCGAACGGCGGTGGCTCAGGCGGCGGCGGGAGCAGTAGCTACTCCGTCGCCGGCGCGGGCACCGCCACGAACGCCGCGCAGATCACCAACATCACACTCTCCGCGAACGCCGCGGCCGCAGGATCGAAGATGACGCCAGTCACGCCCGTGCAGCTCACGGTCATCGGCTCGAACGATCCGACGATTCACAAGCCGATCATCGACCTGATCAACAATGCGACCGGGCGCGGCATGGTGCTACACGGATGACTAACACATGAGCCTTCCGCATCCCTACATCGAGTGGACCGACGAGATCGGCGCCGCACGGCTGACGCTCTTCTCCAACGCGTTCCAGAGCTGGACGCCGGACCAGATGGATGTCGGCGACTCGCAGACTGCTGTCGGATCCGGGCTGACGTACTTCTTCAGCTACCGCACCGACCACCTGGCGTACCTCGAGATCCCGTACATCGCGAACACGGAGCTCGTGCTCGCGCTGCGCCTCAAGAGCTGGCTCGTGCGCGGCGGCCAATGCGTCATCACGACGTTCGACTCGGAAGATCACGTCTACACCGTCGTCATGGCGCCGCTCGGTGGCGGTTCATCGACGAACGCGGCGGTGCCCGCGCTCACGATGACGGACAGCGTGGAGCTCGAGTACATGCTCGCGATGACGGTGAAGAACGTCGACACCCCGACGCCGCGTCCGATGCCGTACACGCCCGTCGCCAACTCCCGGCCGGCGGCGCTCGTGCTCTCGCCGTCGCCGATCACGATTCCGTTCCCCGGCGGAGGCGCCGACGTGACCGCGACTGTGACCGATGCGCTCGGCCACGGCGTCGCGGGGATCCACCTGTCCGCAGTCTCGAGCGATCCAGCCGCGTTCACCACGGTGCTCACCGCCGTGACGAACGGCAGCGGCGTTGCGACCTTCCATGTGACGCCTGTCGCCGGCGGCACGGGCAACCTCACGATCTCTGACGGCGACGCGCTCTCCACTGTCGATGTCGTCACCATCGCGGCCGGCGTCTACGGGATCTCGAGCCCGGCGCCGATCCTCTGGCTGAAGCCCGATACGATCAGTGGGAGCGCGGTCGATGGCTTGGACGTGGCGACGTGGCCTGACAGTTCGCCGCACGGTTGGGATATGACGGTGCTATCGGGGAGCAACAATCCAAAGTGGGACGCGGCGAAGGGTGCGTTGCGTTTTTCCTCCGCGAGCTCACAGGCGTATGAGAATGCGGCGTTCAATTCCCTGCAAGCCGGCGTCGCCGGCTATACGCTGTTCATCGTCTCGCAGGAGGCATCGAACGGCGGGTGCGTGATGTCATCGCTCACGGGCGACTACTGGGAGGGGTACACGAGCGCCGGTCGGTATCGCACGGATCTCGGCGGCTTCGGATTCAACGCCTACTTCACGTTCGCGGACCTGCTCAAGCACGTGCACGAGACGCGATACGACGGCACGCAGAGCACACAGGCGGCGCGCACCAAGCAATTAATGGACGGCACGCTCGAGACGAGCACGTACTTCTCCATCGGCTCAACGCTCACGAGCGGCCCCGGCCTCGCCATCGGCCACGGCACGTCACTCACGCACTTCAACGGCTGGCTATGGGAGGTGCTGATGTTCGGCGCGCGGCTCTCCGACAGCGACAGCGACAGCGTGACGACGCAGCTCAAGACGAAGTACGGGCTCTGATGTCTGATCGCTTGATGCGCGTCTACATCGTGTGCCTTGTGCTGCTCTTCGCCGCGCTCATGCTCCGCATCCGATGCGCTGGCGATCGCCGCTTCGCCTGTGGTGGCTACGACGAACGCACGCCTGGGTGTAACTGATGGGCGGCACGCTCGACTACAAGCTCGTCCTGCGAAACAGCGACAACACCGCTGACGAGCTGACGATCAGCACGATCACGGGGCTCGGGCCGTACACGCTACAAGCGCCGAAGGGCGACGGGCAGAGCTTCGATCCGATCTCGGGCGCGTTCGTCATCGGATCGTACACCTATCTCGTGATCGACGCAGATACCGGCGGCGGCGCGCGTGCGGTCAGCTCCAACATGGCGAACGCGGACGGTCGCTATAAGCTGATCTCCCGCATCGCCCTCGTGTTCTTCTCCGCCGATCGCGGCGGCACGTGGACGACGTACGCGAGCGGCTTCGTGAACCGCGTGCGCAAAGTCTCGGCGCTCGTCTACGAGTTCACGATCGGCGATGCGCAGCGCGTCGAGAAGAACGTCACGCTCTTCAACGCGAAGAGCGGTTCGTTCGACAAGATGAGCTGTCTGCTCGGTGGTCCGGTGATCGGCGGCTTCGGTCCGATCCGCGACTACGGCCCATGGGTGATGATCACGAAGTCGTTTTATAACTCACAGGTCGTGCAATTCCATTTCATCTCGGGCTACGTCCGTCGGTCGACGGGTGTGCTCTTCATGAACTTCCCCACCGGCGGCTACGCGTACGTCGAGGGCGACTACACCGACTACGAAGAGCAGAAGGTGAATGCGCTCGCGGATCCGTATCGCGTCGGCACGCCGGACTTCAAGGGCGCGGGGATCGGCTACAAATATCCGCGGCTCGAGGCGCGGGTCGAGGATATGGACGGCAACGAGATCGGCGGCGACGGGCACGGCGTGTTCCAGGTGTTGAACGGTCGTGATCCGGCGTACACCGTTGGCGGCGGCTGGGCGGCCGGTGACATGCACGCGATCCTCTCCGGCGGAGATCTCTGCCTCGATTGGGGAACGAGCGGGATCAATCCGAATACGGGCTTCGCGTACCCGCCGCAGCCGGGGCTCCACGCGAACGTGCGGATCTCCGTCTACGCGCTCGACGTGACGGACACCACACCCGTGCACGTGTCGGGACACCCAGTCGAGATCGCCGCGGCTGCGTACGGCGATGCGTTGATCGCCTTCGACGCGACGAGCGTGAGCAACACGACCATAGCGATCGGCGAGGCCATGCAGGTCGCGCTCCGGATCACGAAGAGTATGACGCTCGACGCGTTCATCACCATGCTCTCCGGGATGTTCGGCTTCAGCGTACGCCAGCAGAACGGCGTGCGGTACTTCTTCTCGACGCGGATCCGCGTCAGCACCACGCCCGCGCTCACGATCAGCGCCAACGATCTGAACGACGCGAGCGGCGTGATCTTCGACCAGGACGAGAAGACGATCATCAACAAGGTGACCGTCTCGCTCGAGCACTACGATCTCTACGCGCCGGAGAAGTACGGGAAGGACGACAAGGCACGCCCGATCGATGAGCTTATCACCACACCAAAGACGGTGAGTGTGACGCCGCCGGCGACGGATGCGGCCGAGCTGACGACGCACGAGCAGACGTACACGATGCAGGGCGAGCTGTACGCGCTGCAGGTGCCGCAGTTTCTGATTATGGGACCGCTCCTCAACCTGCTCGGCGTCACCGAAGCGGTCGAGCTCAACTCGCAGGATTTCGTGCTCGCGATGGCCAGTGGCGCCGGCTCGATCCTCGATCGACGTCAGCGTGGCGCGCTCGTGGGCGAGCTGCGCTGCGTGCGCGGTGGCCCGGGCGGACTCGATGCCGGACAACTCGGGGATGAGATCTACAGCACGATCCCCTGGCAGCAGAACAAGAACGGGATCGGCGGCAATCGCATCGTCCAGATCACGAAGCGCACTGAGAATCCGGGCGGACCGGTCTTCGCCGTCGAGGACTCGGGCACGACCGCGCAGCCGGCGACGCTCCCGACGTTTACGTTCGCGAAAGACACGACGACGGATCCGAAGCGCTTCGCGCTCATCACGATCACGAACGCGAGTGCGCTGATCACCGAAGGCGACAACGTACGGATCGAATGGGGCATCGGCTCGACGCCGACGAGCTACCAGCTGCTCGCGATGCTCTCACCCACGGCACTCACCGCAGGGCGCACCGTGCTGCGTACGCCGCGCATGGACGCGGGCTCAACGATCAGCATCCGGATGCGGAGCGAATCGCAGGGGATCCGCCCGTCGACGTATACGGTGAAGCAGACGGTTGTGCTCGACCCGCTCGTGCCGCCGACGTCACTCTCGATCATCGCGCAGCCCGGCGATGACACGCAAGCCGTCGTGCAATGGGTCGTCGGCGAGCTCGACGTCCCGGTAGAGATCCGCTTCAAGGTCACGGGCGCGCTCGCGTGGCGGATCGTCATTGTGCCTGCAGGATCCGTGAACGTGCTCGTCGGCACCCTCGCGCTCACGACGACGTACAACGTCGACGTGCGCTATCACGAGGCGCCCCCGTTCGATGGCGTGAGCGCCAGCATTACCGCGAACTTCACGACGGGCTCGACCGAGCGCACGTTGCTTCCGCCGGACAACCCGAGCCCATTCAGCGGATCCTTCGATCCGAGCACGGGCGCCTTCGTGAACGACGGGACGTTCGGGCTCGAGGTGACCGCGCGCGAGTTCCCCGAGAGCATTGCCTTCGAGGTCGCGACCGAGACGAGCCCTGGCGCCGGTACGTACGGCGGCTACGTCGAACCGCCGCGGAGCGTCGCGAGCGCTGCGCAGTACCCGAACCGTACGCGCTGGACCGGCCTCGCGCCGTCAGACGGATTGCGACGGCGCCTCCACGCGAAGGCGGTGCGCGTGGGCGCGATCGACTCCTCCTGGTGTGATGCCGTCGACGTGCTTCCGTACGTGCCCCAGCAGCCACTGGATTTCCCGGTTCCGGTTCCGGTGCTGACGCTCAGCTACCAGGTGATCCTCGAGGCGGGCGCCGAGCGCGCGGTGATCATCGCGAGCTGGACGGAGCCGACCGAAAGCCAGTACGAGGACATGGAGTATTTGCTGCGCTCGAAGGTGCCGGGCGGCGTGTACGGCACGTACTCGCGCGTGCCCGGCACGAAGAGCGGGCCGGATCTCATCCCGGCGCAGTTCGGGCAGATCTTCGAGGTCACGCTCGTGACGATCACGCATCAGGGCGTGCGCAGCGAAGGCGTCACGCCTGACGGCGTGCAGGAAATCGAGATCCCGGCCACGGCCGCCGACGGCGTACTCACCGCGACCGCCGACGTGGACACGATGAATCACGTCGTCACACCGAACGCCGCGGCGGCGGCCTACGATGTGTTCTCGAAGACGTATGCGTCGGATCCCGGAACCGTGGATCGCGTCGATGACGATCTGGCGAACTACGTTCCGCCGCGCCGCGACGCGACGCTCACCTACTTCGAGCTCCCCGTCGATGCAGGAGCAAACCTCGTGCGCGTGACGACCGTCGTGTTCTATGACTCAAGCGGCATCGAAGGCGATTACCAGACGGTGAAGGCGACGCAGGATCCAGGTGCCTCACCGCCGACGGCGCCGACGATCGCGAATCAGGTGAACGCCGCGAATGGCGTCGTCGAGCGCGTGACCTTCGTCACCACGCCGGCCGCCGGCGATCAGATCCCGTTCTATCGCGGCGGCTCGCTGCTCTCGACGTACACGATCACGAGCGGCGACGTCACCGCCGGCTACGCGGATCTCACCGACGCGACCGCTGTTGGCGGCACTTCGTACAGTTACACGGCGAAGCAGCATCGGCTGAGCGACGGCCTGCTCTCGGCGATGAGCACAGCGGATAGCTTCACCGTCGCCTCAGGCGGCACGCTAGCGACCCCTGGTACTCCGACGACGGGAATGGACTCGGGCGACCCCTGCGCATCGGCACTGGTCACGCCAAGGGATACGACGTCGAATCCCTTGGGCACTGTCTACGACATCTACGGCGACACCTCGAGCGGCGGCAGCTTCACGACGCTGCTCGCCTCGAACGTGGCGAAGAATTCCGCCGTGAGCGTGACGCGACCGGGCGGTCAGCACGCCTCGAGCTACTTCAAGGCGGTGGCGAAGCACACGGGCTACACGGACAGCGCGAAGAGCGCGACGGGGAGCATCGGGCCGGTGCCACCCGGCACGATGTGCTAGGGACGTACAAGGGAGTACGGAGCCGCTAGGTCACGGGCGCTGGCGGGAATTCGTCTATAGGGAGCACGACAACTCAACTGCTTCGCCTTACCAGCGCGGCTCGAATCGCCCTCATCGGAGCGATCGAGCCGCGTTTTTCGTTTCTGGAGCTCGCGCATGGATCTGAATCCCGACGTGAAGAACGCCCTCTGGATCGTGCTCGGCGCCGTCGCCGCTACGGCGGTCGGCTCGATTCCGAAGGCCTGGAAGGGGCTCAAGAAGGAAATCGGCGATGAGGCTGTGCATCGGGAAGCAGAGTTCGCGATGGCGAAAGACATCGGCGCGCTCGGCGTGCAGCTGCGTGATCTAAAAGAGGACATCGACGGCGTGGCGAAGATGTCGCGCACGCGCTTCGCGAAGCTCGAGAAGAAGGACACCGCGCTCGAGACGATGCTGACGGGCGAGCTGCCTCGCATCACCGGCGAGACGGAGGTGACCGATGCCTGACGCTCCGCGCACGCCACGAGCGAAGTGGAAGACCACTCTCAGCTGGTTCATCGGCTGCATTACGGACCCGCATACGAAATGGAGCTCCGCGGCGCGCATCGTCGGCATGATCGCAGCGATTACGCTTTGCGCGTACGTCATCATCTGCGCGCTGACCAAGCAGAAGCCGGACGCCGTTGTGTGCTCGGTGCTTTCCGGCCTCTCGTCACTCGCGTTGGCGCTGCGCGCGAAGAGCACGCAGACATCCGGGATCCCGATCCCTCAGCGACTCGAGGATCGCGTACGCGTGATGGAGTCTGTGCAGCCGCCGGCGCCGGAGGTGGGCTGATGGCTACCGCACCGAAGGGCGATCCGCGCGATGCACTCGCGCACTCGCTCATCTGCAGTGACGTGAAGATCCTCGCGCCGAAGCTCGAGGAGATCGCGGTGTGCGAGACGCGATTTCTCAATCTCTCGGGCTACGACGCCGTGATTTACGAGACGGGCAGAAGCGACGAACTCGCGAAGCTCTACTTCGCGATGAAGCGCAGCCACGCATGCGATGCCATGCACACGCAACACGGAGTGCGTCTCGCCTTCGACGTCATCTCGAAATCGCGAGGCTGGGCCGTGTGGCCGGAGTGGAGCGAGGCGCTCGGGAAGTACGTCGGCGGTGATCCGGAGTGGTACGAGCCGGTGGTCGCCGCCTACAAGGGCCGCGGCCTGCACTGGGGCGGGGATTGGAATTCGATCAAGGACTGCCCGCATTTCCAATGGAACTGCGAAGGGATGCACGAATCACCGAGCGATCACGCGCGCGCGCTGTTCGCCGCCGGCGGCTACGAAGCCGTCTGGAAAAACGTCGGCGCGATGTGATCGCGGACAATTAGCACTTTTCTCCTAAACTCGAGGCACCATGCACACCGTACTCGCAATTCTGAAAGGCGTGGGAATCACAGCGGTCGCCGCCGCATCGTTCTACGGGATCTATCGCCTGGCGAAGTGGCGCATGGGGCCGGACACGCCCGTCGTTCCCGGATCCGGCAAGGGTCCGAGCTCCGGCACGCCTGCAGCGCCGAAGTGAAATCGCTCATGGTGTGGGCGACTGCGCTACCGTCGATCGTCAAGACGATGCTCGGGATCGTGGTGCTCGCGCTGATCGGCGGCGCGCTCATCTGGCTGTATGGACGTGGGAAAGAGCATCAGGGCCAGCGCGAAGCGGTCGTGGCGGTGAGCGAGACGCGCGCAGCGGCGATGCTCGACACCGCGAAGCACGACTACACCGCAGCGGCGAAGCAGGTCGCCACGATCAAGGCGCAGCGTCGCACGCCGGCGAAGGTGAATGTCGTTCGGCCTGGCGTCGTTTCGATTCGCGACACGCTGCACACGGTGCCGATCGAAGTGACGGAGCTGCTCGATACGAATCGCGTGCAGCTCGGCCGCGACACGCTCGTGATGGATCTGGGTATTACTGGATGGCACCGCGCGCTCGATGCCGGCGACTCGATGCGAGTCGTCAAGGACGTCTTCAAGTCACAAGCGGGGAATCACCACCTCGTGCTCAAGATCGGAGTCGCCACGGTCTCCGTCGTCGGCCTCGCTCTCCTCGTTCATCATCTCGCACACTGAGAATCTCTTGAGCGAGCGGTACCTCGGAGTCCCTGAAGAGCTCACGTGGCCAGAAATCAGCGCGCTGTGGGCGGCCGCGCGTGAGCACGACGCGTACGTGCATCGGTCGGGGAATCTCGAGAGCGAACGCGAAACGACGCAGCTCATCGAGTCAGGACTCGGGAAGCTGCGTCGTCGCTTTCACGCGCTGAACTTGAAGGACGTCGTGGTGACTAGCCCCGACGGATCCTCGCTCGGCTAGCGCGAGGCCGTTCGCGATTCGAGGGGCAGCACCACACGCTCGTTGTACATCGCGGCGAGGGCAAGCGCTTCCTGGCTGAGCGTGAAGTCGCAGTTGCTCTTATCGCCTGTGAGGCGAACCCGAACCTGCGGCTGCGCGGCAAGCCACTTCAGATCCTCGCCGGCTATCGCGAAGTAGGCTTCTTCGTCCACTGCCCCGTCCTGCACTTCCCGCGTCGGTTCTCCTGAGACTCGCAGTGTGTGTATCGAATCTCCTGCGAGAAGCCTGAGCGGTTCATCCTTCGTGATGAACATCCAGTCCTTCGCGTAGTACGTGACGTGCAAGAAGGAGTGCGCTCCAGACGGGAACCCCTCGACCGTCGCGAAGGAAACGCCAACGGCATACACCTGCCCGCACTCGATCGATTCGCCTCGCTTCGCAGAGAAGTCCGATCGAGCAGTCATCTGAGCCTGCTGCATCGTCATGGTGGTTTTCTGGAAATCGTCGTGCTTCACTTCGGGTTGAAACTTCTTCTCGGCGTCCTTCAGTACCTTGGGGTCGCGAGGCGCCTGAGCTGAACTCGAAGCAACGAGCGAGACCAGCGCGAAGACGACTGCTATTCCACGATTCAGCATTGAGATCTCTTGAGGGGGATACCCGAACGAGTGCCGGCCGCCGCGTTCCGCAACGGGGAGGCATCACGCAGCGGGTCCGGAGCGTCACTGTAACCCATCGGCGTCTCTAGGGTGCGGGGCCGACAACAACCCGAAACCCTGAACGTCCGGAGACCATGCACGAGAACGAGATCCCCCTCCCTCCTCTGCCGCCTCGCCGCGGCGTCTTTCGCGCGCCCGCTCCCGAGGGCTTCGTCGCATTCCACGCGATCACCGCCGCCGGCGACGAACTCGCGTACGTGCGTCGCGGAG